GAGTTTGCATTTGTACAACCTAACGTAGCTACAGACTTTTGGACATCAATATCTCCTACACTAGCAACTGGTGGTCGTGCTATTCTTACATCAACTCCAAACAGTGATGAAGATACATTTGCTACTATTTGGAAACAAGCAGAAGACAAGTTCGACGAGCACGGTAACGAACAAGCATTAGGAATTAACGGTTTCCATAGTTTCCGTAGTTATTGGGAAGAACATCCAGATAGAGATGAAAAATGGAAACAAGAAGAACTTGGCCGCATCGGCGAAGAACGCTTCCGTCGTGAGTACGATTGTGAATTCCTAGTATTTGACGAAACACTTATTAGCAGTATTAAACTTGCTACTATGGCAGGTGATACTCCGCTAGTTAATATGGGACAAACACGCTGGTATAAGAAGCCAACACCACAATACACATACGCAGTGGCACTTGATCCTAGTATGGGTACAGGCGGTGACAACGCTGCTATACAAGTATTTGAATTACCAAGCTACGAACAAGTTGCTGAATGGCAACATAATACTACTGCTATTCCCGGGCAGGTACGAGTGCTTGCAGATATCTGTAAGTATCTTGCACAGGAAACAGGGAACCAGAACGGAATTTACTGGAGTGTTGAAAACAACGGTATCGGCGAAGCAGCACTAATCGTTATAAACGACTTCGGTGAAGAGAACATTCCAGGTCTATTTGTTAGCGAACCAATTAGAAAAGGACACGTCAGGAAATTCCGTAAAGGTTTCAACACTACGCACGGCAGTAAAATTACTGCTTGTAGTAGACTTAAAACTATGATTGAAAATGATAAAATGGTTATACACAGTAAACCGTTCCTGTCAGAACTTAAAAACTATGTTGCAACCGGATCAAGTTATCAATCAAAAGCAGGCCAAACAGATGATCTTGTTAGTGCCACGCTACTAGCAATAAGAATGATGGCGGTATTAAAAGACTGGGATCCTAGAATCTACAACACATTTACACAAGCAGAAAATATGGAAGATTATGATGCACCAATGCCGATCTTCATAAGCACAAACTATTGATAAATATATTATAATGAAAAATTTAAATCTAATAGCAGAAGAACTTTTTAATAAAATACGTGGACGCTTTCCGAGTGTCACTTTAGGTGACGGCGAAGGTAAAGTTACTAACGTTCCTACAGATGCACGATTCTTTGATTTTGATTACAAAGAAGGTGATGCAAACTTAGGTAAAGTAAGTATAAGTTTATCTGAAAACAGCGTTGAAATTATGTACAGTGATAGTTTTGTTTCAGAACAAGATGAAATTACAAAACAAAATTGGTATAATTTTCTAAAAGAAATTAGACAGTTTAGCAAGAAAAGATTAATGACGTTTGACACCCGTAATATAAACAAGTCAAACCTCGACAAAAGAGATTATAAATTTTTAGCACAGAATCGCGGAGAAGAAACAATGAGTGAATCAAAGATGTACGGAACAAACCGTGTGAGCTATCAAAAGGTTGATGGTGCAAGAATAGTAGTTAAGCATAACGAAAGTATTAATGCTGATATTGCAGGCGGACGCACACGCAGCATTGGTAAGATATATATTGAAAGTGCAGACGGCGAAAGATTTATGTATCCGTTCAAACACCTAAGTGGTGCAAGAGCAATGGCACGTCACGTTGCAGAAGGTGGCAAACCATTTGATGAATTCGGTACACATATTGTTGGCTTATCAGAAGAGATGAATAAACTCCGCAAGTTTAAATCTTATATGGGCCGCAGTGCTGTAATGGCAGAAAGTTTAGCCGGATATACTAGTGTAGTAAACGATCGTATTAAGTCAGTTAAAAAGACTATCGAAAGCCTACAAAAACCAAACTACTATGCAGAAGCATTTGGTTCTTTTGAAGCAGCGGTAATGGAAGATGTTCCTGATGATGTTAAAGAAAACTGGATTGATCAACTAACCATCAAACAGTTTAATGAAGAACTGTCAGATGTATTTCCTTATATTTACAAATTAGTAAGCGAAGCAACTAAAGCTAAAGAGCTTAGTGCAACTGACATATTAGGTGAAGAAGACGGCGGAATATTCCGTGCAGGTATGGAAGTGCCGCAAGATGTTGATGGTGCAAGTGCAGGACTAGATAAAAGTCCTCGTCCAACAGCTCGCCCTGCAGACTTAGGAAATACACAAGCTGCTGACTCTTATGTTGTTAAGCCGGGTGATACTGTTTGGTCAATTGCTGATAGATTTGCTGACAGCAACTACGACGGTGACACTAAAGCAGGTGCAAAAGACATTCTAAAACTAAACGGTATCAAAGATCCAAGATCACTACAGCCAGGACAGAAACTAGAAATTGGTTACTTCATGGGCGATATGAATAGTGGCGGAACACGCGGCTTACCACCCGGCGGATTTAAAAGCTACGAATCACAACTGGAAGATGGCTTCGACGAAATGATGGGACAGTTTGGTGAAGAAGTTGTTAGCGAATTCCAAGCACTAAACAGTACGCCAATTGATAAGACTGGAAGAGTCCAAGGAACTAACATATTCATACAACGCGACGGTACACAAGGCTCCAAGCCGGATACCGGTTATGACGAAAACGATCCAACTATGAGCGATAAAATTGCCGCAGGTGAAAAAGCTGCTCGCGGAGGTGCTCCGGCCGCAAGTAAAAATTTCCAAGCAGCAACCAGCAGCAGTGGAGGAGATCTAGGCGACGGCTTTCAATCAGCAACAGTAGATGTAGCTGGAACCAAAGGCGTACCAGCTGTACTTGATACACAAAGCAATCTATATATACTTCCAAACAAAGGCTATGTAAGAAGCCCAGCTAAGTTTCTTACTATACAAAACGGCAAGATGGACACAGCAATGAATGTAGGTCCAGCAACTATGAAAGCATTGCAAGCAGCAGGTCTATTAGAGAGCATAAAGGAGTCAAACGAACAAAAGACTCCAGTAACTGAGTTTGTTCTTAGCATGTTCGATCGTGAGTCAGGCCAGTTTCCAAAAGGCGAAACAGCAATATTGACAGCAATAGAAAAAGACTACGGCGAACAATACATTAATCCCGCTAAAGCATTCATCGAAGCAATTACAGCAAAGTACGAAGAACTTAATGCAGGTCCTGCAATACAAGAAATTGAATTCGACGAACCAACTGCTGGAACTATGATGGAACCAACAGTCGAACAAGACGACGAACTAAACAGTATCCGTAGACTATCAGGCATATAAAATAATTTCAAGAATTCAGCAGATATCACTTGACTTCTGCTAAATACCAGTGTATAGTAGTAACTGTGCTATACACTTTAAGGCACTAGTAGCAATAACGCTACTGCACATAGGCAACATTATAGGAGGCATTAACTATGGCATCATTAGCAGAAATCCGAGCAAAGCTCAAAGAGCAAGAATCACGCACAGGTGGTAACAACACACAAAGCGGCGGTGATAACGCAATTTACCCATTTTGGAATATTAAAGAAGGCGAATCGGCAACGATGCGTTTCCTTCCAGATGGCGATAATGAAAACACTTTCTTCTGGAAAGAGCGTTTAATTATCAAACTTCCATTCGCAGGAGTTAAGGGCGAAACTGATTCACGCCCTGTACAAGTACAAGTTCCATGTATGGAAATGTATGGCGAATCATGCGGCATTCTACAAGAAGTACGCGGCTGGTTTAAAGACGCATCATTGGAAGATATGGGTCGTAAGTACTGGAAAAAGCGTTCATACATTTTCCAAGGTTTTGTAACAGAGAATCCGTTGCAAGAAGAAAAGCCAGAGAATCCGATTCGTCGATTCATTATTGGTCCTCAAGTGTTTCAGATTATTAAAGCAGCATTGATGGATCCAGATATGGAAGAATTACCAACAGACTTTACTGCTGGTGTTGACTTCCGTCTTAACAAAACATCTAAAGGTGGTTATGCAGACTACGGCACAAGTAATTGGGCACGTCGCGAGCGTCCGCTGAGTGATGCAGAAATGTTAGCAGTTCAGACTCATGGATTGTATAACATGAATGACTTCCTTCCTAAGAAGCCAGATGAAGTCGCTATTAAAGTGATGAAAGAAATGTTTGAAGCATCAGTAGATGGTGAAGCATATGATGCAGATCGTTGGAGCCAATACTTCCGTCCAAGCGGTATGCAAGCTCGTACAGGCGATCCGATGAAAGCCGCAAGTGCAGGTGCAACTGCAACTAGCCAAAGTGCTCCAGTAGCACAAGCAGCACCTGCTCCAGTAGCTAACAACATTCCTTTCCAAAGCAATGAAGAAGTAGCACAAGCAGCACCTGCTCCAGTAGCAGAAGCAGCACCAGCAGCGACAGGCGGCGCAAGCGACATTCTTGCAATGATCCGCTCACGTCAACAACAACAGTAATAGAGAAAGCTAAAAGGGTTGCTTTGCTAAAGAGCAACCCTTTATAGTTGCTCTATGTTTCGGCTTATTAGGAGAAAACATGGCTAAATCATTTGATGTTAGTAAGTTCCGCAAGGACTTGACTAAAAGTATCTCAGGCGTGAGTGCTGGATTTAACGATCCTACTGATTGGATTTCAACAGGATCATACGCACTAAACTTTCTTATCTCAGGAGACTTTCACAAAGGTGTTCCACTAGGTAAGGTTACTGTGTTTGCAGGTGAATCAGGAGCAGGTAAGAGTTATTTCTGTTCAGGTAACATTGTAAAAGACGCACAGGATCAAGGTATCTTTGTAGTACTAATTGACTCAGAGAATGCACTTGACGAAAGCTGGTTGCATGCACTAGGTGTGCAGACAGGCGAAGACAAATTGCTTAAACTTAATATGGCAATGATTGATGATGTAGCAAAAACTATATCAACTTTCATGATCGACTATAAAGCAATGAACGAAGAAGATCGTCCTAAAGTATTGTTTGTAATTGACAGCTTGGGTATGTTGCTAACACCTACTGATGTTGATCAGTTCCAAAAGGGTGATATGAAGGGTGATATGGGTCGTAAGCCTAAAGCACTAACTTCATTAGTTCGTAACACTGTAAACATGATTGGTAGCTACAATGTAGGCTTAGTTTGTACTAACCACACATATGCTTCACAAGATATGTTTGACCCAGATGACAAGATCTCGGGCGGTAGTGGCTTTATCTATGCATCAAGTATTGTTGTTGCAATGAAGAAGATGAAGTTAAAAGAAGATGAAGACGGCAATAAGATTACAGAAGTTATGGGTATCCGTGCTGGCTGTAAAGTAATGAAAACACGCTATTCAAAACCTTTCGAAGGTGTACAGGTTAAGATTCCTTATGAAACTGGTATGAATCCGTATAGTGGTCTAGTTGAATTGTTTGAGAAGAAAGGCTTGCTAGTTAAGCAAGGCAATCGTCTCAAGTATATTGACTTAGCAGGAGTCGAGCATCTTGATTATCGTAAGCAATGGAATGGTCCTAAGTTAGATATGATTATGTCAGAGTATAATGAAAAAACAGCAGTAGTGGTAAATACCGGTGATGTTGTTGAAAGCGATACAACTGATTTAATTGAAGAAACTTACGAGGAATAATTCATGGATGAAAGTCAAATTGTAGAAGTATGGACTTTATTTAAAGAGTACGTCGATAAGAAGAATCAAGAAATTGCAGCCGAGCGATTTATTGATCTATTAGCAGACTACGGTGTAGCTGATGACGTACTAACAAGTGCATTAGGATCTGACGCAGTGCTAGATGGAGCAATTAATTACTTCTTAGACATTGATGAAGAAAATTTTGCTGATGACGATTCGTGGGAAGATGAGGATTAATAATGGGCTGGTACTCAACCGTATCGCGTGACATTTCTAAAATTCCTGATGCAGTATCGCATTATGAAAGCGAAATGATATCTGCAAGACAAGAGGTAAAACTCAAAGGTAATGTAGAACGTGCTGCGGCTGAAATGCCAGGCATTGTTGAACAACGCTTTAATCAACTTCAAGAGATTGAAGCTATCCTCAACTATTTAAATATCGAGCTACGTAGGTTGCGTAGCTCGTATTTTAAGAAATATCTTGAGAACTATCAACGAGCTCTGTCAAGTCGTGACGTTGAAAAATACGTTGACGGTGAGGCAGATGTTGTTGACTACGAAAAGATCATTAACGAGTTTGCACTACTACGTAATAAATGGCTAGGTGTTCTCAAAGCACTTGATCAGAAACAATGGCAGATAACTAATGTTGTTAAGCTAAGAGTAGCAGGTATGGAAGATGCAAGTTTATGATTAAAAAATATAAAAATTGGTGGTATCCCGAGACTGATAAAAAAATTATTTCAGAGGAAAGATTTACTTGTTATTTTCCTTTAGATCAGTCATTTCCTTATGTAACTACATTTGATACTGCAATTGACGTTGGTGCTTGGATAGGTGATTCTACTGAACATTTATCTAAAAAATTTAAAAATGTAATTGCTTTTGAACCTAGTAAAGCAACATATACTGCCGCTATTGAAAACTTAAAAGAGCGTAATATTAATAATGTTACATTTTATAATGTTGCATTAAGCAACGAACAAGGCACAGGAACATTATATAATACTAACACATCTATACAAGGATTTGTAAGTGAACTTACAGAATTTAAAAAAGTTGCGCCTGTTAGATCTGAAATAATTACTAAACACACATTAGATTCTTATAACTTTAAAAATATAAACTTTATAAAAATTGATGTAGATAGTCACGAAGCGTGGCTTTTACAAGGAGCTAGACAATTTTTTATGGATAACAATCCAATAATATGTATTGAGCATAAGCCTAGAATACTGCAAGATAGGCAGCCGTCTAATATGCCAGATTCATTTAAAATATTAAATAGTTACGGATATAAATTAAAAAAGAAATTATCTAAATTAGATTACTTATGGACAAGATAAATGGCACACTCAAAAGAATACTTAGAAGAATTAAAAATATTACATAGTAAGAAAACGTTTGGACGAAACGAAAATATTCCGGAATCAGTTGTTCGAATATTAGAAGAAAAAAATATTACTAGCTTCTTAGATTACGGTGCAGGCAAAGGCCTCACTAGTAGAACAATGAACACGTCATATCCCAATATTAAATTACATACATATGATCCTGCCACATTCCCCGGACCATTGCCCGAGCAAGTTGAATTTACATATAGTAGTGATGTACTAGAACATATCGAACCGGACTTACTAGTTACTACAATACAAGACTTATGTAATAGAACTACTAGATATCAATATCATCTTATTGCGTGTCATCCTGCAAAAAAGGCATTAAGTGATGGTAGAAATGCACACTTAATAATTGAAAAACCAGAATGGTGGAAAAGTAAACTTGATAATTTACAAGGATGGAATATTATTCACGAAGATACCACTGAACGATATGCTAAAGTTAAGAAAGGTCCAGCCGTATATGTTTTAAAATATATTGTTATATTGGAGAAAGTATGAAACAGGTTTACAATTATTGGATGCCAGACAGTGATAATCATTTCGAACGTTTAATTGCAAAACGCATACGTAATGGCGGCCCTGCACAATACCAAGACGATGTAAGAGATGTTGCTTACCAATACGTTACAGATTTTGATCTTGCAGTTGATGTTGGAGCAAATGTAGGCCTGTGGGCAAAGCCACTTACTGAAAAATTTAATCAGGTGATTGCATTTGAGCCTTTAGAACAAGTGTATAGTTGTTTAGAACGTAATGTTGCAGGGCTGTCGGTTGACATTAATAAGTTTGCGCTTGGTAGTGTAAATGACGTAGTTGAAATGATTTATGACAGTGAAAACACTGGTGGAAGTTTTGTTAGTGAAGTCGGCACAGGTAGTATTAAAATTAAACGAATGGACGACTTAGATTTACCTAAATTTGATTTACTAAAAATTGATTGCGAACGTCACGAGTTAGAAGTACTTAAAGGTGCTACAGAAACAATATTAAGATATAAGCCTATCATTGTTTGCGAACAACACGCAGATACAAATTACGATGCAGGCACATACTTAAAATCATTAGGTGCGAAAGAACTAACTAATGTCAGAAAGGACTACATCTTTGGATGGTAGTAAGTAAATATCTTTATGAACAGATCAGTATTAGTCACAGGTGGATTTGACCCACTACACAGCGGCCATATTGCCTATTTTAAAGAAGCAAAGAAATTAGGCGATCGATTAATCGTTGGCCTAAATTCAGACGAATGGCTTGAGCGTAAGAAAGGTAGACCATTTATGCCTTTCGAAGAACGTGCTGCTATCATCAAAGAACTAGCGTGTGTAGACGAAGTTATTGGATTCAATGACGATGACGACAGTGCATGTAATGCTATCATGCAAGTACTGCAAACAAAAGGCAGTAGCTGGAGTGTTGTATTTGCTAACGGCGGCGACAGGATAAACACTAACACCCCCGAATACAAAGTATATGGCGAACACCCTTCTGTTGAATTTAAATGGAAGGTCGGCGGCAGCAACAAATCCAACAGCAGCAGTTGGATACTTGACGAATGGAAAACTCAAAAGACAGAACGTAACTGGGGTTACTGGCGTGTGTTAGACGATAAACCAGAAAAAGGTTACAAAGTAAAAGAACTTGTAATATATCCTGGTAAAAGTTTAAGTGACCAAAAACACTTTAAACGTAGCGAACAGTGGAAAGTTCTTGATGGCACAGTTGAAATGAAAACTGAATATAACAATCTTAAACACACTATTACATTAACTCCGTGCGGTAGTGCTTATGAAATAGGTAAAGAAGTTTGGCATAAAGCATCCAATCCAGGAACTGTAAACGCTCATATACTTGAAGTGCAATGGGGCAATGAATGTGTGGAGGAAGACATTGAGCGAAGAAATTAAACCGTTGAAGATTTTTATAGGATGGGATAGTAGAGAAGACATTGCCTATCAAGTTTGTAAAAGTAGTATTGAGTTACATGCAAGTGTTCCGGTGGAAATTGTTCCACTAAAACAAAAGACATTGCGTAAAGAGAGAATATATACCCGTCCAGTAGATCAACTTGCAAGTACTGAATTTACATTTACAAGATTTTTAATTCCGCACCTATGTGAGTTTAAAGGTTGGGCATTGTTTATCGATTGCGACTTTGTATTCAAAGAAGATGTTGCAGATTTGTTTAGATATATTAACAACCAATATGCAGTAATGTGTGCTCAACACGATTATACTCCGCCTGAAGGAACAAAGATGGACGGGCAACAACAGCATAACTACCCACGAAAAAATTGGTCAAGTATGATGCTTGTTAATTGCGAACACCCTGACAACAGAATAGTTACAGCAGACTTTGTTAATGACCCAAGTAAGACGGGAGCATATTTACATAGATTTAGTTGGTTAGACGATAGTAAAATTGGCATCCTTAGTCACGAATGGAATTGGCTAGTTGGATGGTATAAAGAACCCAAAGACGGTACTCCAAAGGCATTACATTATACTGAAGGCGGTCCCTGGTTTAAAACACATGAAAACTGCGAATATGCTAATGAATGGTATAAAGCACATATTAACTTTTTAAAAAATAATATAGATAATTTTGAAAACAGAGCAGTAAATGTAAGTAATTTAAGTTTGCCAGATCAAAAAAAATATATGGTTGAGTTATTTTTACAAAGTATAATAGATCCAGCCGAAACTATATACAAAACAAAAGAGCAGTTGCAAAATTTAAAGGAAGCCGAAATGGGAGTAAAAGTTGTAGCAGTGTCACCGTCAAAAGGTGAAACTGCCCTTACTAAAAAAGGACACTTATACGATCCGTACCTTAGAGATTTTGTACTAGGTAGCGGAGGCATTATTAGTGAATGGGATAAAATAAATCTTGAAGATACTTCTGCTCTTGTTATCCGAGGACTTGGAGGCACTAGCCAAAAAGCTCTAAAGTTTTGTTTAAAAAATAAAAAAAACTTTTATACTATAGACACTGGATATTTGCAACCTGGAACTAAAAAAGATTATCATAGAGTAACATTTAATGGATTACAAAATACAACTCCGTTAGTTTATAGAGATGAAAGTCGTCTCCGTAAATTAAATTTTAAACCTGGAGATTTTAAAACTGGTCGTAAGATACTACTTGTGCCGCCGAGTGATAAAGTAATGAAGTTTTATGATAAAGACCTCGATCAGTGGACGGCCGAAACTATTGCCGAAATTAAAAAATACACTGATAGGCCTATTGAAACTAGATTAAAACCTAATCGCACTGAGAGAGTTACCAACAACACAATATGGCAAGCAATGCAAAATGACGTACATTGTTTAATTACATTTAATAGTATTGCTGCAACAGAAGCATTTTTGTTTGGTCTTCCTGCTATTGCATTAGCACCTAATGCAGCAACATCTGTATGTAATACTAGTATTTCTCAAATTGAAGATTTAACAAAACCTACAGTAGATTTACAAATGCAATTAGCAAAACATTTAAGCTATTGTCAATTTACATCAAAAGAATTAGCTGACGGAACAGCCTGGCGTATTTTAAATGAAGGTAGTTAGTTATTTAAAAACAGTTCCGTTAAAGAACTCTAATCCACAAAAGCCAGAAATTCTAAAGAAATTCATACAAGGCGTAAATGCTTGTGGCGATAACGGAATAGTTAGTAACAGTGATATTGTCCAACCTTCTGACGTAGCAATAATACAGGGATGGGTATACTCAGATATTAGTACACCCCATTTAAAGTTAAGAAAACAATTAATAGATACACAAACTGTAGTATCAGGTGATGCTAATCTTTTTTTATATAAAGATAAAACTAACCCACACGGTTATATAAGATATAGTTTTAATGGAATATTTCCTACTACAGGGATATATTGCGATACAGAGATTGACCCAACCAGATGGCAACAAATTTCTAAAGATACTACAATACAATTAGAGAACTATAAAACTAACGGCCGACATATTGTGTTATTATTACAACGAAATAAAGGATGGAGTCTTAAGGGCACAGATGTGCAGCAATGGACAGTAAATACAATCAATCAGCTGCGTAAATATACTAATAGGCCAATTGTAATAAGAACACATCCGGGAGACAAAACCGCACGTACTTATATACTGTCACTATCGCGATCATTGCAACATATGAGAAATGTCACTATAAGTAATATCGGATCTGCATTACAACAAGACTTGAATAATGCATGGGCAGTTATTAATCATAATAGCAGTGCAGCAGTTGGTCCTATCATTCGGGGATATCATTGTTTCTTGACAGATCCTATTGATAGTCAGTGTGCAGAAGTTAGCAATAAAGATTTTAGTAAAATAGAAACACCGTTAGAGTTTGATAGACAAAAATGGTTAGAAAGAATCAGCATGTTTCATTGGAAGTTTAGTGAACTAGAAGATGGCAGTTGCTGGAACCACATGAGGAAATATATATGACAATAACAGTAGTTACAACGTTCCATCCTGCGGGATTAACAAAATACGGACAAAGATTTTTAGATAGTTTTGCAGCTAGAGTTGACAAGCGTATCAAACTATTTGTGTATGCAGAAGATTGTGATCCAGTTAATCCAGATCCAACTCGTATTGTAATTCTTGATGCAAAAAAAGCATTACCAAAACTAAATGCGTTTAAAGCCAAGTGGGGCGACGTTCCGAAAGCCAATGGCGACATTAGCAAGGACCCTGTACGCAGCAAACGTCGCGACAGTAACAAGGCTTTTAAATGGGATGCTGTACGCTTTGCTAATAAGACATATGCTGTGTATGACGCATGTACACGCTCTAAGGGGTGGTGCGTATGGATGGATGCAGATACATTTGTGCATAGCGATTGGAGCTACGAACAGTTTAATGAGTTGTTGCCTAAGAATGCTTACATCACTTATGTTGGTAGAGGTAAAGGATCACAGACTTGGCCAGAGTGCGGCTTCTATGGCATGAACCTAAATCATCCTGTGTGTCACAGTTTCTTAGAAGACTTTGAACGTATGTACGAAGATGCAGACAACGGTATCTTTACACTAGACGAATGGCACGACAGTTATGTGTTTGGCGAACTGCTAAAGAAATATAGCGAATTTCCGTCACACGATTATAGTGCAGAAATGTATTTGAAAGAAGCTGCTTCAGGCGGCGGCGGTCATCCGTTGATTAATGGTCCGTTAGGCAAGTGGATTGATCACATGAAAGGCGGGCGTAAAGACCAAGGAAAATCTTTGAAGAAAGACATTATGGTTAATCGTACAGAAGCATATTGGAATGAAGTTTAGTCTTTGGACACAATATGGCGCACTTAATAGCAAACCTATCTTTGATGCTTTTAGATTGGGTTGTCACTCCCTTGGTTTTACTTGTGTCGATAATAGCGATGACGCCGACGTTGATGTTATTTGGAGCGTACTGTTTAGCGGAAGAATGGCTGCTAACAAAGCTATCTGGGAGAGAAACACCGCCAACGCTAAACCGACTATAGTTTTAGAAGTTGGCGGAATAAATAGAGGCACAACATGGAAGGTAGGACTCAATGGGATTAATAGAGATGCTTACTTTGGGCCCTGTGGTAATAATGATGATCGCCATCGTTTATTGGGCCTGTCGTTAACGCATTGGCGCACAGACGGAGAGTTTATTCTTATTTGCGGACAGCATGACAAGAGCTTGCAGTGGCAGAAGATGCCAAGTATGAGCAAATGGGTAATGAATACAATAGATGCTATAAGAGCACATACTGACCGTCCTATACTATTCCGGCCACATCCTCGTTGTTCCTTACCGCATATTGAAAACGAATTTAAAAATGTCTATAGACAGAACCCTGTAAAGTTAAACGGCACATATGACGACTACGACATGCAATTTGACCGCGTACACGCTGTTGTAAGCTACAGTAGTAATCCGGGCATACACAGTATACTCAACGGCGTTCCAGCGTTTGTAGGGCCCGCATCGCTAGCGTATGACGCCGGTAATGACATAGACTTCATGCACGATATAGAAGCACCTCTAATGCCCAACAGACAACAATGGCTCAATGACTATGCTCATACTGAATGGACAGTGCAAGAAATATCACAAGGAATACCACTTAACCTCTTGACAGATAAGCTGTAATACGTTATACTACTAGTATGACTGAGAAAACAATAGAATCATATCTTGAGTTACTGACTGGACTTGCCGGGAACAACACCTTCACAATGCAGTCTAGTGATCGTACTATACTCAATAGTATTGCACGGCAAGTGTACAAAGGAGTCGGGTTAACTGATAGACAGTATGAAGTAGTAAAAGAAAAACTACTTTCTTACGCAGATCAATTTACCGCATTGGAATATCCAATACATGATGCAGTCAAAAATACTCGTATACCTATTAGGCAAATTGATAGAGCTCGATGGATTCGTACAGCATTAATTAAAGATCAATTATACATCAGTGTTCGATTCACATTCAATAAACGATTAATATCAGCATTGGAACCCCTTTACAATATAGAAGATAGAAAATTATACGATAAGACTGAAAAGATACATTATTATAATCTAACTGAAGTTAATTTATATAAAGTAATAAGTGAATTAAAAGAAAAAAGTTTTGAAATCGATTCAGAACTACAGGAAAGATACAATTTATTGGAAATGATGCATAATAATAAAAACAATTATATTCCCGGTATATATGGACTTAAATTACAAAATCTACACGCGAAAGCAATAGATTACATGATATCGTCTATCGGTGAACCGGACATTGATAATCTAGCAATTTATAAAGATAGAGATCAACTATTTGGTATTAAACATTTTGATGAAGATGATTTAAACAGTAGTATTAATAAACTAACAACACTTAGTCAGAAGATTGTAAAACGGACTCGCCCACATATTTTAGTTAACAGTAGCGAATACACATTTGATCGACTAGCAGAAAGCATGCTAGAATTAAACAGATATCCGTTGCTTATAGTGTTAAACGACGATACTGATTTTAGTAGTTTACAAACAGTGCATTATAGTTTTAGAAATATTTTTAGCAACGATGACTTCTGTACACTTTACAGAAAAGAAAATGACGTTGCAGAAAATATCGAATTTAATCAATACATTAAAGATAATAATCTTAATAATCTTCTTGCAATTAATTCTAAAATAGTGTATACTAGTATTAATAAGATGTCAAAGACATTGTTAAAATCTAGTTGGCACCCACACGCAGCAATACTAATGGGCAGTATGCGTTCTACTAAAATAGATGCATACTTACAAGAATTAGATTTAGTTATTCATTATGACACTGATATTAGTCCGTTTAAAAAATACGGTTCAACACAGATAATAGAGAAAATTTAATGGCAACGTGCAAACTAATAATTGAAGACGAAGTCAACATCAAGATTGAAGGCCTTGATGTTGACATCCGTCGCAAACTAGCAAATGCTCTTAAGTTTGAAGTGCCGTATGCAAAGCATATGCCACAATACAAACTTGGACGTTGGGACGGCAAGGTTGCGTTCTTTGGTATTGGCGGCAGTGGTTATGTTAATCATCTTGACGTTGTTTGTGATATTTTACAAAAGAACAATGTAGAAATTGTAGACATTCAAGATCACAGACACCCTATTAAATTAAACTTTACTCCAGTTACAGAACGATATTGGGCAGACCAAGGAGTGTGCTGGCCAGAAGGGCATCCGGTAGCAGGTACAGAAATTATTCTGCGTGACTATCAAGTAGAAGCAATTAATAACTTTCTAGCTAATCCACAGAGCTTGCAACAGATTGCTACTGGCGCAGGCAAGACAATTACTACAGCAACATTATCGCACATGGTCGAGCCGTACGGCCGAAGCATTGTTATTGTACCTAACAAAAGTCTCGTTGAACAAACTGAAGAAGACTATATCAACTGCGGCCTTGATGTAGGCGTTTACTTTGGTGACAGAAAAATGCTTAACAAGACACACACTATTTGTACTTGGCAATCACTAAACATCCTAGATAAGAAACATAAAGACGGTAGTGCAGTATTAGGACTTGCAGAATTCTTAGAAGGCGTTAGTGCTGTTATTGTTGACGAGGTTCACCAGGCAAAGGCCGAAGTACTTAAAAATTTACTGACACGCAATCTAAAGAATGCGCCGATTCGCTGGGGACTTACAGGCACTATACCCAGAGAGAAGTTTGAGTTTGAAAGTATTCATGCAAGCCTAGGTCCAGTTATTGGAAGTATTACGGCAAAAGAATTGCAGGACAAAGGTGTGCTATCAGATTGTCACGTTAACATCTGTCAGTTAATTGATATTGTAGCACATACTGATTATCAAGCAGAATTAAAATATCTAACAACAGATACCGCAAGACTAGCATACATTGGTAAGATGATGAACAAGGTATCACAGACTGGTAACACACTTATCTTAGTGGATAGGATTAGTGCTGGACAAGAACTACAAAAACTTATGCCTGGCAGCACTTTTGTAAGTGGCGCAGTTAAAGTTAAAGACAGGAAAGAAACATATGATACAATTCGTGAAGGTACTAATGAGGTCATTATCGCAACCTACGGAGTTGCGGCAGTGGGCCTTAATATACCTAGGATTTTTAATCTTGTACTTCTCGAACCTGGAAAAAGTTTTGTTCGGGTAATTCAAAGTATTGGTAGAGGCGTTCGTAAGGCAAAAGACAAAGACTTCGTACAAATATGGGACTTGACTTCAACGTGCAAGTTTGCGAAGCGGCACTTAACTCAGCGTAAGAAATTTTATGCCGAAGCACAGTACCCATTTACAATAGAAAAAATCGACTGGAATTAAAATGAAAATATTAACATTAAATAACGAATGCTTTATGCTTAACAATCTACCCGATGAGCTAGATGAAGATGTACGCTTTAGTGTACTAGACAATAGTGATCCTAAAGATCCAGATTTCTTTTTTGTTCCGCTTATCTTTCTAGAATCATTTAGTGCTCCGGCAATTGTTTTAGAAATTAACGGTCACGAAGTAATGATGCCAGTTGATTGGCATATTGCAGTAGGCGATTCGCAGAGCGGAATGGACTTAGAAGTATTACCACTAACTAGTATTAATGATAGAGGATTTGAAGTATTTCTTTTTAACCCATTAAAGAGTTTTAAATGTGATTTTGGAACATTAAAAGTTGTTAATTTTTATAACGATGTTAAGTGGTATTTTCCTAAAATGAAAAACGGACAATTGTTAAGTGTACCTATTACAGATGGTAAGAATCCGCTGTGTGCGTTCTTTGTTAAAGATATTAGCCGACAAAGCGAAACAATAGATTACTCACAGTTGTTGTAGAATGATACCCGGAGAAGCATTAATATACGAGCGTGTCGACAGCGTTGTGTACGCTCATTATCGAGACCCTCCGCACAACACAATACCTCGTTGGATCATCGGAGGCGATCCTGCAGGAATTGCAAGAGCAAACGGTGACTTAATAAGTTACGCAGAATGGCAAAATCTTTGTGAACTAAGTTTAACATATCCAACTTTAAAAAAGCTATTAGATAAGTTAGTAGTAACTTATTACACAGTGAAGGAAAACAAATGAGATTAGTTGCATTTGGTTGTAGTAATACATACGGACAAGCGTTGCCTGATACTAAATTTAAAAAAAATACAGCAGCTCCTCCTGCAAGTAAATTTTCTTGGCCATCTGTATTAGCAGAAAAACTAAACATTGAGTGTGTAAATAAAGGTGTACCTGGTGCATCAAATAAATTAATCTCACATGTAATACGCAATACTGAATTTCAAGATGATGATATAGTTATTGTACTTTGGAGTTATGTAGATAGATGGTGCATTATAGATAAAGACGGTGATCAAGACTGGACTTCACATGGGCATAATGCTGTTGCACCGTGGGCGAAAAATAGACGTTCTATGAATTATTTTAGATACCTGTACAACAATGTTGATCATATGATCGAAACTAATCATAGAATTGATTATGCAAATTTATATCTTAAGTCACTAGGAATAAAACAGTTTCATTCAAGTTGCGAAAGCATTATACATCCGTTGTTATTTGATATAAATTTTAAAGTACTTAGAAAAATTGATATTGCATTAGATAATGGACACCCAGGAATAGAAGCACATAAGGCAATAGCAGAAACATTTTACAAAAGGATTACGCAATGAGAATTATAGCAGGACCATGTCAACATGAGTCATTAGAACATAGCATGATGATCGCAGAGCATTGTGCAAGAGCGTGTGCAAAGTATCCCAACATTGAATACTATTACAAAGCCAGTTACGACAAAGCAAACCGTAGTAGTATGCAAGGCAAGCGTGGTGTTGGACTAGCACAAACTATGCAAGACTTTGAGTCTATGAAGAAAGAAATTCCTGGCCTAAAGATTCTTACTGACGTACATACTAGAGGACAGATTGACGCTATGGGTGCATATCCAGATGCTGTTGACGTACTACAGATTCCTGCTTTCCTTTGCCGTCAAACAGATCTAATTCAACGTGCTTGTGAAACTGGTATGCCTATTAATATTAAAAAAGGTCAGTTCCTTGCTCCGTGGGATGTCGCCGGAATACTAAGTAAAACTGGAGACGCAGAAGTTTGGATAACAGAGAGAGGAACTAGCTTTGGATATAATACCTTGGTTGTTGATTTTACCGGCATTGATTATATGCTTAATACTTATAACGTGCCTATTGTGTTGGATGCCACGCACAGTGTACAAAAGCCAGGTGGCAATGGAAGTAGCAGCGGCGGGAATAGGTGTTATGTGCCTGGCTTATGTCGTGCAGCTAGTGCCTTGGGTGTTAGTAACTTTTTTCTAGAAGTACACCAAGAGCCTGATGCTGCACCCAGCGACGGCCCTAACATGTTACACTTAACAGATTTTGAAGGAGTAATAGATGACATCCACCGCTATTCTTATACCCGCTAGATACAGTAGCACACGCTTTCCAGGCAAACCTCTAGCACTGTTAGACGGTGTTCCTATGATTAGACGGGTGTATGACGCTTGTGTAGCGTCTACGATACCAACGTATGTACTAACTGATGACTTGCGTATCTTTAACTTGTTTGGCTCAGATAACTGCTGGATTGATGAAACTGATTATGCAAACGGTACAGAACGATGTGCCGGTGCTATTACAAATGACTTCTTTAGCAAGTATAATAAGTTTATAAATGTACAAGGTGATATGCCAGACATTACTGCTGAAGCAATATCTAAAGTAGAAACATTGTTAAAGTACTATAGTGTTTCAACAGTATACACAACTATGCCTAAAGAGCTACAAGACGATCCTAACACTGTAAAGTGTGTACACGCAAGCGAACATGCACTTTGGTTTGGTAGAGGCATTACAGGTTACGGTAGTTGGCACTTGGGAGTATATGGATACAAGCGTGATGCATTGCAACTATATCCTACATTGTCTGTAACACAAGAAGAAACAATTGAGCAACTTGAACAGCTACGCTGGCTCAAAAACGGTTGGCAAATCGGAATAAATCCTGTATACTATAAAGGTACAGAGATTAATACTCCTCAGGATATAGACATATGGCACAAGAAAAAAAGCTACCAATAAAAGATATACTTGCAGCAGTTGATATGAACGCAAAGAGCGTTTGGAAAGAACTGACTGATGAAGAACGTAAACAAGTTAGCTTCTGGCTATTGAACAGATATGTAAGTACAGTGCAAGGTAATAGAGAAGCACAAGAACTTGCTGTGTTTAAAACTAATGAATATTATAACAAACACTTTAACGATATCGGTGTTGGAAAAGAAAATGGCCATCCGCAATTAATGTGGCAACTACTTTGCATGAGTGGTGCAACAGGCAAGATCGAATACCATCCTTATATCGGCTTTAAGAAAAAAGAAGGCAATAACAATGCAGCAATTAAATTGTTATCTCAAATACACCCTAATATGAAAATGAAGGAAGTAGAACAACTTGCTGGAATATCTACAAAAAAAGAACTTAAACAACTCGCAGAAGATTACGACATTGATATCAAACTCTGAGAAACCATACGTTTGCGAATATTGCAGAACAGGATATAGCCGTGAGAAAACTCTTATGGTGCATATGTGTGAGCAAAAACGTAGGGCTTTACAAAAGAGTGAGAAGCGAGTACAGTTAGGTTACATTGCATTTAATCAATTCTATAAATTAAGTGCCGGCTCAAAGAAAGATAAGACCTACGAAGAGTTTTGCAAAAGCAGTTATTATAATGCATTTGTAAAGTTTGGTAGTTTTGTTTCAAATGTCAAACCGTTGTACCCTGAGAAGTATATCAACTATGTAGTAACGTCGGGTGTTAAACTTGACCAGTGGTGTCGAGAAGAAATGTATGAAGCATATGCAGTCGAGCTAATTAAAAAAGAAGGTGTTGAAACTGCAATAGAACGTAGCATTAACACAATGTTTGAGTGGGCTACTGAAAATAACAGCGTGTGGAATCATTATTTTAATTACATAAGTTTAAACAAAGCAGTATGGCATATTAGAGATGGAAAGATTAGTCCGTGGCTTGTACTTAATTGTAAGAGCGGAAAAGAA